TTATTATTAATAATTTATTTGGGCGGTGTTTATTCGGAAACCGATATATATAATGATTGGCGACCAGCCGCCCTTTTCTTTAATTATCCAGAGGAGAATTAATAAATATGTTAGTAAAAGATATGTACGATAGATTAGCTTTAATTACAGCTTTTCCTATCTATACTAATGAAACAGATACTCCTGAAATTAACAGATTCCTTCTAGAGATGCTAAGCGAAGCATTACAGAATACTATCGATAACTTATACATTAGTAATAACGTGTTAGAAAGAAATGACACTATTGTTACTACTCCTAACAGAGAGTTATATGGCATTGATGGTATTATTAAAAACATTCAATTAGTTAAGGATAATGGTCATGCTATTCAAATTAGATATGATGATTGCGTTAATCCTAATAATGTTAGCGATGAGAAAGCTGGCGAACCTAGAAGATATGTTATTAAGAATGGTTATCTAAAATTATTACCAACTCCAGATAAAGCATATACAATTAAAGTATGTGTTTCTACAACAGATTTGGTGATGGCTGATGATGATACATCTAGAACTTATATTCAGAGTATTAATGATTCTATTTTAGCTAATGAGAGATTTTGCAACTTAGTTATTACTAAAGCTGCAGAGTTAATATTTGCTAGATTACAGAACCCTAATGTTCAGATATTCTCTAGATTGTATACAGATAATCTAAAAACTTTCCTTGAGCATGACCTTAAAACTATGGAAGCTCAACGTGGCTTCATTAGACGTGCAGGTCATTATAATCCAGAAAGAGGATTGCTGGATAACGATTACAGACGTTTTGACTTTGGAGGAGATTATTACTAATGGCTAATAATGATTTCGTAAAGAAAACCATAAAGCCTGCAAAGAATGACGGAAGATATATATTTGCAGATTTCTCTACAGGTTTATATCTACTCGATACTCCTCGTGGTATAGGGGAGCAACTTGCTTCACTAGCATTAAAAGGTGGTCGTAATGTCTGGACTGAATACGGAGCTTTAGTGCCTCAGTATGGTTACATGTCAAAAGCTCAGTTACCAGAAATCGAGAGAGTTGTAGGTATTACTAAGGATAGTAAAAGTAGTGCATCAGTATTTATTCTAACAATGTTAGGTAATGTGTACTACTATTCTGCATACGATGGTTTAAGAAAATATAAAACTAGCTTTGAATCTATTGAGGAGGATGCTTTATTTACCAGAATGAATAATGACCTTATTATTTATACTGGTGGAGCTGCTCACATGTTCGGAGCTTATTATAAAGAAAGCCAATATGAAGAAATTGTTGGTAATGCTACAGCTTCAAACTATGGTAGTTATGCCGTTATTTCTGTACCTTACGAACATGCAGATTATTTCTGGAGAGGTAAGAAAGTTGCTATTAAAGGAATTGGCGGATTTAATATCACGTCAATAACTGAATCTACCATTCAAGTAGCTACATCAATTCCATTCTCAAACTTAGCTAACACATTAGATTGGACTTTAAAAGCTCCTATCGTTGTTAAGGATTCGGAAAATGTAGTCATTAATCTTGACGAAACTTCTGGACTTTCAGTATCAAGTGTAGTAACTAAACATGAAGGAACTTCATCTACTGTTAAAACTAAGACTTTAGTTTATGAGTGTTATAAGATAAAACCAGTTGATAGTGCTACTAGCACAGTTCTACAGCTCTTGAATCTCCCTACTAATGGTTATTTTTATTTACCGCCTAATAGTAAGGTAAAAGCTCATTGTTTATTTGCAGGCGACCAAGCTCCAAAAGCTACTTCTGCTAGTAAAGTTACCTATAATAGATGGGTAAGAATATTGTCAATGAACGGAAAGAAAGAAACTTATTATCCGAAAGTATCTTCCGTAAATGGTAAAGTAGCTCAATATGTTTACTTGGAAAGTAGCGGTAGTCATAGCAAACAAAATTTCTGGAAGCTAACTAGAGATAGGTCAGGTGATTTATATAAAATAACTACCAAAACTGTATCTGACCCAGAATACTACACACATGTTATCTCGTTTAATATTCCTTTGGCTGATGGAACTGTATTAACATATTCTACAGAAGATTTAGCTACAGGTGAATACGAATGGGCGATTAACAATGATAAAGATACTGGCGAAATTACTGTAACTATTTCAACAGGTGAAACTATCGTAGCTCAACATATATTCACTACTGGTGGATTATTAAAATGTGTTGCAGATAATCCAGATGGAGAAATTCCAAAAGGATTATGTGATTATATTGATTCTACAGGTATCGTAAGAAATACTGCTACAGAAGGCTCTATCAATCTAACTGTAGTACCTATCGATAAAGAAACTAGCTTGAACAATCTAACTCAATCTAGCGTAAGTATCGGAGAACAATCTTTATTACCAATAGATTTAATATATCATCCAGAAGATACAAAAATAGAATCAACGACTATAGTTCCTAAATTGTTAGGAAGTGCTAATAACAGATTATTAATATATGATGTAAATGGTAACGTATATTATTCTGCAGTTGGTATTCTTGATGATTTCAAAGAAGCTGATGGTGCTGGTTACTTCGGTAACTTCTATAATGATACTTCTGAATGTTTGGAGATTGAAGATTATCTAAACGGAGCTTTAATATCTAAACAAAATGGTTTATACTATGTAACCATATCAGATACAGTAGCTAGCGGAGTTACAGGTAATTCAGGTCTTAGTATTTCTAAAGTATCTGAGATAGGTCAACAATACGCTGGCGACCATGTTATAGTTGGAGAAAAGGTTTATGCCTTTGATAGTAATAGTGGTTCAATCGTATTAGCTTGTGCTCAGAATGTATTTGGAACTGTAGTTGCTGGTAAGATATTAGTAGCCTCAGAATATATCGATTCTGTAAACTTAGGCATTTCAGAACAAAGAAGAAAACTTGTGCATAACCACGAAGCTAATTGTTTTATCTTATATTATGGAGAACATTTAGATAAAGGTTTAGTATTAACTTCTACAGGTTCTTTATTCCCTAGAGAATTAGATATTAAAATATTTAACTGCGTAAGATTTAACCAAGGTACTCTATCTATTACGAGAGAAGGTCTTATTTCACAAGATTTTAAAAAGGGTACTATTATTCTAAATAAAACTCCTATAGCTGACTTTGAAGCTATCGGATTAAAGGATAATAGATGTATCTGCTCATCAATGTTAGAAGTTACTGAGTTAAATGGAGTTGAATATAATATAACTACTTCTAATGCTGGTGTTTCATATCAACATATTAACCCTAGCATTAACTACGGAATTGATAAAACCGAACTTCCACCAATGGTATATTCAGACCAAACTAAAAAATTATATAGCGATTCTTTTGAATTAACGTCAAAATGGGCGGATAAGAAAAGTAACCTTACAAGGGTTTATGCTCCTATGTCTGGCAGAGATGGTATTTCTATCTCATTAGAATTTGCAGCAAATCAAGCCTTTTGTTTAGCCGCTCTTAGATTACCTGACTTTTCTCAAGGGGAGTAATAATAAATGAAGTATAGACAATTAAAACTGGAAGATATAGAAAGATATAAAGAGGATATTTATTCTTGTTATATGACAAATCATTTAGTATTTGATAGTCAGAATCCCTTAAAAGAGGATATGAATATTGATAATACAAAGTGGTTTGTTGAAACTTTCATTAATAGTTCTGATGCAGTAATTATAGGCATCTTCGATAGTAAAGAAAAATATCTATATGGATTAGTAATATTTGATAATATCAGATTTGCTAATAAGAGTTCAGCTCAAGTGCACATTGTAAATGATAAATCCATCTTTGGCAAGAAAGTTAGAGGACTATATGAAGAAATTTTATCTACATGTATGTTAGATACTGTGTATGCCGAAATCCCTTCTATGGCAGTACATGCTATTGCCTTATGTAAAAGATTAGGATTTAAAAAGACTGGATATATCCCTGACATTTTACCTTATGTAAATTGCTCAGGAGAAGAAAAGATGTACGACATACAGATATGGACTTGGAGGAGAGCTAATGCCTAGATTTAAGCGTAAGAAAATTACAGTTGATGAGGCTGGAAAGAAACATGGATTTAGAAGTGGATTAGAGGAGAGATTCATTCAGGAATTAACTGAATACAATATCGACCCAAACTATGAAGCTATTAAATTTGAGTATACAGTACCAGAATCAAAACATGTCTATACTCCAGACTTCCCTGTAAGTCCACATATTGTTATAGAAACTAAAGGTCGATGGGTATTAGAAGATAGGCAAAAAATGCTCTTAGTTAAAGAACAATATCCAGACATAGATTTTAGGATAGTATTTTATAATGCTAACCAAAAAATTAAAAAGGGAAGTAAGACAACCTATGCGATGTGGTGTGATAAGCATGGCATCAAGTGGGCACATAAATTCATTCCGCCAGAATGGCTGGAAGAAATACATGACGATATTGCCAAATCGAAATGTAACAAATAATTAATAAGATACTTGAAATTATTTT